TGTCATGCCATCCAGCCGCCCGCCCCGCCAAACTCACCGAATTCGCTCTTAGGCTTTGGAGGACCTGTCAGACGTGCCCGCCCCGATACAACGAAGTAACGGGTAGCGTCCATCAGGTGATCGTCTTTCTTCACGATCTTTCCGTTGCCTTTGTCGTCACGGTGGTACCCGCGGAACTCTTGGAGCCAGTTAGTACAGGTTTTGAAGATCTTCAGCCGGCCGGCGATTAAGAGCTCCCAGACCTCTTGAATCCCGGATTCAACCGCATTCACTGCAGGCTGAAGATCGAGCTCAAGAGCCGAGTACATCTGCATGAGTGTCCGCCCGTCGATCTGATTCGACCCCAGACAGGCCGGATCGATGACACCCGGGATCCACTTCCCGCGGCCCTTGATCGCGGCCGCATGCGATGCCGGTTCTCCCTGCCCTTGATAGTGTTCCGAGTAGAGATAGATCACCCCGGAGCTGGGATCCTGCGCACCCCACACGCACGCGGTTTTATTCCAGCCCACATCCAGGCCAAACGCCCGCGGCCAGGTGTCCGGTATCGGGAAGAGATCACAGGTGATCTCCGACTCCGCGATAGGGTAGATAGCGCCGACTCCGAGCGATGGGGTTCCTTTCGTTCTCGCTTCGAGCTGGTATGGCGGAGAGGTAGCGATTAGCGCCCGCTTTTCCTCTTCGTCAATATGCGGAACGTCATCCCAGCCCGCCTGAATAAACCACTTGTACTGTCTTGACTCTTCGCGCTCCGGCCGCAGGAAGCTCTTAATAACGTCTGACATCCCCTGCAATGGGGTAAACGTCGTCAGAACGATTCCGCGCGTTGTAGCCGTCCGGAATAGCATCTCCGTGTAGCAATCCAGCGGAGGCTCTTCATCGCACCAGATCACATGCTTTGCCGTGCCCTCAAATGAACTGCGCCCCTGCGCGTATGTCTTGAGAGCCACCTGAGAGAAGCCGCCGGAGGCATGCTGGACCCAGGCCTTTTCCAGCCCGTCCGATACGTTCGACCGCGGCCGCGGTTTCCCGATGATCGATTCCCCCGGGATCATCCCCGTTCCGATCGCGTTGATCGACCCGAACAGTTCCCGCTGTACGATGTCGCGGGTTGTTTCCGTGGTGGATCCGCAGGCCCAGACTTCAATCGGCCCTTCGAACCGCTTGCCCTTCCACCACTCCGGATAGTTGCCCGTCAGGTGATACGAGACTTCATAGGCGCCCGCGGTAGTCTTTCCCACGCGGTTCGCGGCCATGAATAACCGCTCTTTGTACTTCGCGCCCGCGGAGAAAAACTCCATGTGACGCGCGTACAGTTCCCGCCGGCAGAGTCCGCGATCAGGGAAGAGACGCGCCCGCTTATTCCGAGCTCTTCTCAGCCGTTCCGCGTCGATCGCCGCGGGATCTAGCAAGTTGCGCAAGTCGATCGAGGGTGTTGAGCTCTTCATCCGTTAGCTTTTGGTGCAGATCCGCTCCGCGGGAGATCTTCGCCAGTTCATCCTTCACTTCGCCTGCGAAGTTATCGCGGTACTTGTGAGGCATCGCCGCTTTCATGAGAAAGATCAGAAGCACGTCCGAGTACTTCCGGATGCATAGCGGAACTTTCGAGTAGAGAGCTTCGCCTTCACCGTTCCGCTTTAGAGAGCCGTCTTTGTTCAGAAGAGGCTCATAGGTGAGCTTTCCCTGATAAACGACCGGTTCAGCGATCCCCGCGATCGCCCGCCGGCGAGCTTCACTCTCGAGAAGTTCACAGGCTTCCGCATGAGCCAGCGCAAACGCCCTTTCATAGTCGGAATCCTGCAGCCATTCGTAATGATTCGCTCTGCTAACCTTCGCCCGTCGAGCCGCTTCTGAGACGTTCCCAGCCAGCGCATAGGCAGCCAGGAACGCCGCACGCTTCACAGAAGCCAGATCCGCTCTAGGTGTTGTTTTTGCTTTACTCTTCGGTTTCTTAGCCGCCATTATTGGGATATATGGACACGTTCCGCCCCGGATCGCTTGCCCGCCCCTTACTGAATCCCCGTTGCTTAGTCCAGATTCTTCAGGTGAAAGACGAAGGCCTGATCTGTTCTCACGTCAAAGGCCCGCTATCGACAACGGTATCCGTGTACAAGCCCGAGGAGCTCATTCCCGAGGAGCAATATGTTCGTTCAGTCTGATCTCTTGAAATTCGAAGGAGCCGCCCTCATCTTCCATGAGCCCAACTGCCCCGGAATGATCGTTTCCCATGATCCGCGCCAGCTCCGCTGTAGCGAATGTGGAAAGATCGTCGGCACCATCGAACCGGCCGTTCTCCGGGATATCATCCAGCTTCTGCGAGAGTCCGCCGCTAAACTGCAGGGATCCCGATGATCAGTAGCCGGCCGCCTTCATAGCCCGCTCCAGTTCTCGCCAGCGATCGCGAGCGTCCCGCCATCTATCCCTATCGCCTTCGTTGACCGTTTGGACGTGATCCCAGGTGCCCGGATTCCTGTCCGCCGGATGCGTCGCCCGAAACCGGTTGTATGCGGAGTCGAACGCCGGCCCATAGATGCCGTCCGCCCATTGATGCGCCCGCGATGGATCGGTGGGAATGTCGTCCCCCTTCGCCAGTAAAGCCACGGCAGCCAGCAGGAGCCACACCAGGCAGCCCATGCGGATCCGCGCCCTGTATTGCTCGAGGGAATCCCAGGGACTCATAAGCCCGTTGTGAGCGTCACATCAGGCGCCACGATGAGCAGCCCTTCCGCCAGAGTGAATACTTCGGTACCGGATGTCAGTTGCAGATCGAATAGAAGCTTTACTTCGCGATCGCCCAGCCCTTCCGTATCCGCCGGATCGATCCGCACGATCGCCACCGATGAATCGGAATCGTCCAGCTCTATCCCGTTCCCGGAGCTCTTCTGAAAGACCGCTTCCGCGTCCGTTTGGGGATAGGATCTCTTCGCGGTTGCGCGGAGCGTCAGGCCCGTCAATGGGAAAGGATCGCCGTCCTCAGTCACTGCGCACCGGAAATAGGCGGTATCGCCCCGCTTGATGTCGTATTTCGTCATTAGTTGACCGTGATCAGAGTTATTGCGGCCGCCGGCGGATCCTCGAGCGAGAGAGCCCCGGAAGGCCCTGCAGCCAGCTCGAGCACGCCCGCGGGATTACTTACCAGTGACAGCAGGCCTGCAGGCCCTGCCACCTGTTCAAACGTCGAGAAGAGATGTCCCGCCGGCGGAAGCGAGGGAGTAACCGGCGCACACGCGCCACCCAGCCAGAACGCGAAGAGACTGCGCACGGCTTAGCTGGGATCCGTTCCCGTGATCGGATCCGCACTCCCTGAAGTTGTGAGCGTCGATGTCCAGGCTGAAGTAGAGTCGTCCTCTTTGGTGACCGTGAGAGTCGTCCCGGAGATGCTCCACTTGTTTCGCAGGAAGCGAATAGCGTTCAGCACTGATCGACCCGCTTCGCCCGTTACCGTCGACAGATCCAGCTTCAGGAGAGCTTCCGCAATCGATGTCCGTTCTCCGGATGTCAGGGAATAGCCCGTTTTGTCCGAAACCGTCGACGCCGTAACGCTTTCACCGTCCAAGGTTGCCTTCACATCCGACCCAGTAAACGAGAGCTGATCAGTCTTTGTTTTGACCGCAGCGATCGCCGTAGAATTCGAGTCGATTTCCGTTCGGATCTCCGCAGCCGTAGGCGGAGCCGTTGAAAGGGAATACCCCGTTTTGTCCGTAACGCTTGAGGCAGTAACCGAGAAAGCGAACGCGGAGAGAGTCCGAGTTGTAGCAGCCCAGATGTCCGCGACCAGGGTTCCGTAAGAGCTGAGGGTTCGCGTCCCGGCCGCCCAGACCGCCGCCGCTATCGTTGAAGCCGAGTCCGGCGCCGTGTAGCTTGCACTTGCGAGCCGAGTTGTTATCGCCGCGTTCAGATTAGAAAGCCCTAAATCCGTTGCCGACTGCAGATCGCACGCGATCAGTTGGATCTCCAGAGGCAGAGGAGCCATTCCCGAAGCGCCTTTTAGATGCACGCCTACCGAGTCCACGCCAGAGGCCAGAGCAGCATTCGGAATGTCCAGGCGATACCACCCGGGCATATTGGTTGCGTCAATCTCAACGAAGCCGCCGGAGCTGTAGGAGCCCGTTACCGTCTGCGTTGCCAGTGTGATCGATGTAGCAGCACTGCGCGGCCGCGCGTAATAAGCCACCAGTGAAGCCGTATTGTATGCAAGGCCTGTTTTACCAGCCCCTACCAGAGATGCCGAGTCCTGAATCCACAGCAGCAAACTAACGGATGTGGCGCCCTTCGTAACTTGTAGTTTCATTTCAGCCCCTCATCCCGCCCGACATGCCCGGATGCGTCATCAGACCGCCAGAAACCCCGTCATCTAGTGCACTGATCCGGATCCCCATCAGCGGACGCCGCTTCAGATAGACCGATGATGCTCCCGTGGAATCCCACGCGCCGGAGTCCAGCCGTGCCGCCATGTGACAGGAGGAGCCCAGATCGTGAGCGTCCAGATGTCCCGCCGCGGAAACGTCGAAATAGGTCAGAGCCAGCGCGTTTACTGATGTAGGCTTCATAGCCAGGCGATACGTTGTATTCGCCGCAAGTGTGACTTGATCGGTGAACGCCGCTTCGCCATAACGCACCGAGCCGCTTGCGCCATTCTGCGCCCCATCCACCGTAGATGTCCCATTTGTGAGAGCCGTAGTCCCGTCGTACAAGACCAGATCGAAATCGACCGTAGAGCCCGCGATCGTTGCGACGAACCAGCAGCCATCCACTTTGCACGGAAAGGGAAGCGAGAACTCTAAAGCGTATTCGTCCGCCCCTGCAGTGTCGGAGGCATACGTTACAGCCGAGATCGCGGATGTGGGATAGCTCATCAGGAACGTGCCAAACGTGCCATCTGAGAACTCGAGGATCACGTTCGGGATTGCGCTAGCTTGCGACCACGTTCCGCCCGACTTCAGCAGCACTTGCGACAAATGCGACTGTGTGACCGCCGCGGTACCGGCGATGATTACCGAGTCACTTCCCAGCCGGCCGGAGCCGTTGAATTCAATGACGATCGCCAGAGCTTCGCCAAACGCTACGGTACGCTTCGTGCCTGAATCGGTTCCGTCCGATGTCATAAGCCCCGTGGTGTACCAGGTGTTCGATAAAAAGGATGCGTCCCCGGTTGCGATCGCTCTGAATTGATCCGTCGTTTCATCCGGAGCGATGAACGATGCCGACGTGGAAAGATCCTGCAGGGATACCGTCAGGCCGGAGCCGCCAGCCTTGACCACAGTTCCGAACCGAAAGTGTACCTTGTTAATCGTTTTGGAGCTTCGATCCTTATTCCAGACCCTTCCGCAGATGCCGACCTTTTCGCCGGTTGCGTCGATCAGTGCCGTTGCGTTGTAAGAGGGGGTATTACCAGCAATCAGCCATTGCGGAGCAGGGACCAGCATCCCGCGTCCCGGGATTGTTTGCATGCTCATATCTGAAAGCTTTTCCCCGCCAGATTCGCCCGGAGCTGCGCGAGCGTGTAGCCGTTCTCGAGCTGGAAAGACCGGATCCGCGCGACGAATGCCGCCCTGTACTCTTCCGGTTCGCTTGCCACTTCAGCCGTACTGACCTGAATCGTTCTAACCTGCCCGTTGATCGTGGCGGTTGCCGTCAGATGCGAACAGGTTGAAGCTGCGATGCTTACGTTTGTAACCGTCATGTTTTGAAATGGGGAAAAGACCGCGGCCCCAGCCTTCAGAGGAAAGCAGGAGCCGCTTCAGGATCAATGGAGAGTAATCGATTGTATGCGCTAGACCGCGGAATCTTAACGCGAGGAGGAGTCTTTTTTTAGCGAGAAAAGGCGAGGAGAGGCGAGGAAAAGCGGGGAAGATCTGGGACGTTCGGGGATTTTCTGGGAATTCGGGGCTCCCTAGCCGTGTTGACGGCACCTAAGACGTGTCGGAGCCCCTTTACTGCTCTATTGGGGGAATATGGGTCGAATTGAGCGATCCGTGCTCAGCTCTGACAATCAGTTTAACTTTTTTCGCTCCGCATGGCCCAATGTGAGCGTGCTTTCCGCAGTGTACACAGTAGAGAGGCGATTCCCGCTGATCTTTCCCCGTCATGCCGCGGCCGCCAGGCGAACCCGCCGCCCGTCCAGAGGTTTAGGGATGTGCGACCAGGTTTCCGGGTTCAGAGAGCTCCGATAGGAGCCGATCCGCCGCATCTCTGCATAGAGCTCCCCATACACGTAAGCATCGATCAGAGCCGCGGCCGCCCGTTTATACCGGTTCCGGTAGTATGCGCGATCGCAGTGCCGACACGTCCCGCAGGTGCAGGCTTCCATCTCACCCGAGCACGGAATAGAAGACCTGAATACAGGGATCCGCCGAGATCTCCGCCCCCGTGAACGTCAGGACCGGCCCAGTCAGCGTATAGTCCAGCCCTTCCCGCATCAGCAGCCCATTCACGAATACGCGACTGAAACAAGACGGCGCCGGAGCCTGCGCCAGGTTGTACGTCTGCGCCGGAGCCGTGAAGACTTCCCGACACTCCCGCAGGCCGGAGCTGATCGCCTGCGCCGGCATCAGTTGAGGGAGGAAAAGAGCAGCCGCGGCCGCCACAAATTGACTACGTTTCATAATTCGTATCCTTCCGGCAGAAGCCGCACTTCCGATTGATGGAACATCGCAGAGCATCGCCCGCGATCCATCCGGATATGCAGCATCCCCGGATTGCGATCGTTGTACTCCCCGGAGAGGATCGTTCCGACTTCGCCCGCGAATTCTTTAGGGTGTTCGATGATTACTCTTTGCATAATTGGGACATGCATCCTTGCTCAAGACCCCGCAGAAAGAGCAGAGCCGATCTCGAGCGACAGGCTAAGGACTTCGCGCGTAGATGGTACGCAGAGCGATCGCTTCGCCTGTTTCCGCGAAAGCGATGCTGGACAAGGATGTATTTATCGGGAACGCTTACAGCGCAGGCTTAGAGAAGCGATCCGCCACCCGCGGCAGTGTCGGAAAGAACCGCCGAACGTATAGCTCGATTTCTTCCTTAGATTTGTAGGAGCCTTCGAAGCGGGAATGTCGCGGAGATGGATACAGCATCACTAGCCGATACCCCCGCGGAAAGCATTCGATCGTGTAAGCGATCGCCGCAGTCTTTGGATCGCTTCGCCTGATCATGTCGAGAGCCCTTCGAAGGAGCTGATCCGCTTCTTGGCTTCCATCAGCTTTCTATCGACATCCCGCCCCAGCTTCAGCAGGATCCACAGATGCCGAGCTGCAGCCGTTACAAAGAGCATTGAAGCCGGCAGTATGAGCCCCGCGGTTTCCGGTTCCAATACCTTCAGATCTTATCCGCCGCCCAGCGTTGGAGCTCTTCCGCGAGCTTCAGAGCCTGCGCAGGAGTCAGATCCGCCGATTGGCATTCATACGCACTGCAGACCGTTAACGTGATGCCCCCAGGTTGACTTTCCCAGAGCTGAAGCGACACCGCATCCGTGATTTCGATGTCTTTCATGCCGGCCGCCTCGATACCCAGCGGATATCCGTTCGGATGTTCATCCGCAGAGTCCATACTTCGATTCACAGGAAGGACGTTCCTGCAGGATCAGGAAGGGTTGCTTCCCTCCCCGCTTCGTAAACGCCCACGCCACAACTTCACGCACGGTATTCGCGCGGCCCCGTCCCGGAAGCATCGGAGAGAAGAACGTTCGACCCGTCCGGATCTCCCAACTTTCGATCTTGTCTATCATCTCCGGCGCCCGTTCGAACCATGCCCTCAGATCCTCTTTGCTCGAGTTGATGCAAGGCGCACACCCTACCCGATTGAAGCCGAGCTTATACAGCGGATTGACCGCTTCGCCGTGCCCTTGCACGTAGTCAAAGCACATCTGCTTTGTCCAGTCCGCGATCGGATGAATCAGCTCGCAATCGAAAAAGCCGTCCCATTCCGTGAACGCCGCATTAATCCGCTTTTCACTTTCATCGCGACGAACGCCGCTATAACGAACGTAATCCCGCCCGTAGAGTACGCCGCCAGGCGCTTTCTGTTCATCGATCCATCGACGCTGAGGGATCAGCTTGAGGAATTCCGTGCAGAACTGCCGAGTACGAGAGGGAGCCCGCCCCTTGATCTCTATCAGGCGATCGAACGTTAACCGCTCTTCGCCGTCTAGCCCTTTGGTTTCCGC